CTAGTTCCTAAACATCTGCCGTAATCCTAATGTTAAAGGTAAAAGCTAAATCCTAAAACCCAAAATCGAAAGGGGAGTGGGGTTTTTGAATTTCGTTTTCTTTTTAAAAATCATTTTTGTTTTTAATACTAAGCCCTATATCTCTAATTATGCAACAAAATTTTTTTTCGGCCCGTAGCTTTTTGATAATTCGTGTGATAATATATATTATAGTACTAAAATGCAAATAAATGGCCTCAAAACAAAAATTATCGCCTGCGGCGAAGAAGCGTAAAGCTGCTAGAGACCTAGCTTTTGCTAAGACGCCGGCAAGAAGGGCTAAAAAAGCCCATGCGCAGCGAGAAAGGCGCAAGGCAAAGAGGAAAGGTGTCAATGTTAAAGGCAAAGATTGGGATCACAAGGACGGGAGATGGGAAACTATAGCCAGAAACCGTGCAAATGACGGAAAAGGTACTAAAAAAGAGGGTAAAAAGAGGTACAAGGTACCAAAACGCAAATATAAAAAGAAAAAATAAAAATTATGGCTAGAATAACAAGTTATCCGGTACTATCGACGGTATCCTCGGGGGATTGGATACCAATTACGGATGCATCAGCAACGGGTAATCCATTAAAGAATGTAACTGTAGAAGATCTGCAGAGTTTTATAGTTCAGGGCGCAACGCTGCAATCGGTTGTTACAGCGGGTAATACCTACCAGACTGATGACACGTTATGGAGATTAAGGGATACACTTACTGTATTTGAAGGTAGTCGTGGGGCTAGCATGGAACCCGGCGCCATATCAGTAATTAATTTAGTCAATAATTCTTTTACAGGGTTGAAGGCTGGTATTATAGCTTTTACAAACACAAACGGATTCAGTACTCGCGTACGCCAGTATGATATATTGGAACAAAATACTGATTTACAATGGCCAAAACGCAGCGGCATATTAGCGCTTATCGACGATATAGTCCCATCTCCATGGGGTGAACCTATCCCAGGCGGACCTATAATCTTTCCACCACCATTTTCGGCGCCAAGCCGCGTAGGTATAAACAACACAGACCCTCTTGAGGCACTAGATGTTACTGGTAATATTTTAGCTACCGGTAAAGTGGAAGCCCCTAATTTTTACGGGCAATTGAACGGTACAATAAACAACGGTACAACAGGGTACACTCAATCTAGTACTGATGATAGTGCCAAAATAGCTACCACGGCATTTGTTAATAACGCGATTGCAGCAGTACCATCTGGACTTACATTTAAAGGAAGCTGGGATGCAACACTTAACGTTCCTACTTTACCTATACTAGTCCCAGCAAATGGAGACTTCTGGATTGTTTCTGTTGCGGGTACAACAAACTTAGGTGGCATTACTAGCTGGGATGTTGGCGACTGGGCTATATCAGTTTATTCAGGGGGAGCACAGACTTGGCAAAAAATTGATCAATCTTCTGTACTATCTGGTACAGGAACCGGGCAAATGATAGCCAAGTGGGACGGAGCGGGAACTAGCCTTACATTAACAGATAGTGTTATAGCTGAAGACAACGGAAAAATAGGTGTGGGAGTAATCTCCCCGATAGAAGCTAAGCTTGAGGTAGTAGAGTCTACATCCGGTGTAGCTGAATCAGTAGGTATTAAAACTAAAGTTGTAAATACAAACACAAGTTTAGGTATTAACGCAAGCACCTACGGACTAAAAGTTGATACAGTGACGGCCCAAACGGTGGGATCTGCTAATCAAAATCAAGCAATAAGAGCTAATGCAACACATTCCGGAATTAGTGATGTTAATTTTGTAGTAGGAGCCAATATTGGCGCGGAGATAGAAGCAGGCGGAGGCACCTTTACTAATGTATACGGAAGTTATACGGATTCTAATGTAAACGGGACCGCAACATCTGAAAGCCAGTGGTTTATTGGGGCCGTAACTAAAGCTAGGATAGGTAACCCAAATCATACAGTCAACAAGGACTTTATAGGGGCATCGATAAATCTTGAGCCTAAATCAGGAGCCTGTAATAGGGATACGATAATATTAAATGTGAATGCAGTAAACGCAGGTGTTTTTACTGTTGCAGGGGACTACGCTTTTTTAAGACTAGAAGATGGTCTTCCTCCTACGGTAGCAGGGACATCTAGAGCAATAAGTTCAGAAACAGCTTTGCCTTCAGTATTTGCAGGGTCTCTAGAATCTACAGCATTTATAAAAACAAGTGGGACAGCGCTTGAATTCTTAATGGCTGACGGGTCTGTTTCAACGGGTGCGTTTACTGGTAATATACCTGCCACTCAAATTACATTTGGTAATGCGGCCAGTAACGGAATAACCTCTTCTTCGGACTTTGTATTTGACGATTCGTTTAAAACATTAACAATAACAGGTACGTCCGCATTTGGTAACACTGTAATTAAAGATACTTCCATTCTAGTAGAACAAGATGCATCAACATCCGTTGGATTATCAATAAATGCAAATGCACCACGAGTAGGCTTTACCCTCGGGAATGTCTCTACTTACTTAAATGTACCTACAGTTCCTACGCAGGAAAATATTATATCTCTACCAGATAAATCCGGTACGGTAGCACTGCTAGATGATATTGGAGCGGGAACAGTTAACGGAGGAGGCTTAACAGGATATGTACCTCTTTGGACTAGTACTAGTGACATCGGCATTAGTGGGATGTTCCAACTCGGAGATAATGTAGGCATTGGAACACTCCAGCCCGCTGCTCAATTAGAAACTACTGAGGATATTTTAGTTAATGGTTTGACTGTTGGTATAGGAAGTACAATATACCTCCCAACAGATGGTAATTATGAGAATAGCCGGTATGCAACTGCCGTAGGGCATCGAGCCTTAGCATCTAACACAACAGGCCTAGCCAATACCGCGTTTGGACATAGTGTATTAGAAAATAACACCGAGAGTTTTTACAATACTGCGATGGGTAGTGGGGCAATGAGAGATACCATTAGTGCTGATAGGTGCGTTGCTATTGGTGGTAGTGCCTTAATCAAGAACGGTTCTGTTGTTACATCAAATCCATTTGACGGGCATCGCAATACTGCAGTAGGACATATCTCCATGGTTGATAACATTTCAGGGATGGACAACACGGCTGTAGGAGCTGACTCGATGGGTAGAAACGTAAGTGGTAATTATAACACCGCAATAGGTCTCTACGCTATGCATTATAGTATTGACGGAGACTCCACTGTAGCAGTAGGTTCTGCGGCTGGAACCTATACCCCTAACGGCCTTGACCCCCAAAGCGGAGTTACTCGCGCTACTAATGGTGTCTTTATAGGTAAACAAACAAGACCTCTTAACGCTATATCCTCTAACGAAATAATAATAGGAGCGTTTGCTGAGGGATTAGGTAACAATTCGATTGTAATAGGGAGAGAAGGTAATCATCTTAAAACGAGATTACACGGAAAAGTCGGTATTGGAACGAATTTCCCAACAGCACAGATACATACCACTGAAGATATTTTAGTTCATGACGTTTTAACTGTAGGGCTAGGGGCCACAGCCTATGTTCCTGGAGACGCAAACTATCCTGGCGTACTCAAATCTACTGCTGTAGGAAACAGCGCTCTTGCTAACAATCTATATGGTACCAGCAACACTGCAATTGGGTTTTCAGTATTGAAAAATAACGTCGGAAATGTAGCCGACCCCACCCGAGGTTCCGCCAATGTGGGCGTTGGACTTGAGGCTCTTATTAACAACACGGAAGGAAGAGGAAACACCGCGGTTGGTTATTTTTCATTGCAGTACAATACAGGAGCGAGTCCAGTAACATCTCCAGATACAGGAAGCGGTAATGCTGCTTTTGGTGGTCTTGCCTTGAATCGAAATAGATTAGGAAACTACAACACCGGAAGTGGGTTTTCGTCAATGTATTATAACCAAGATGGAGACTACAACGTTGCATTAGGTTTTAGCGCCGGTCAAAACTGGAACAATACACCAAATCCATCAGCATTAAGTAATTCAACTGAGGGTATCTTTATTGGTGCTAAATCTAAAGCCTTTGCGAATGATAGTGTTAACGAAATAGTAATAGGGTATGATGCAAATGGACTAGGAAGTAACACGACGGTATTAGGTAACACCAATATAACTAAAACTAGAATATATGGCGATATTGATGTTGCCACTGGAGACGTTGAAGTAGCAGATAATACTAAAGGCTTAATATTAAGTTCACCTGACGGAACGAGATACAGAGTAACTGTAGCGAATGGCGGAACACTAACTGTTACTGCGGTATAATTAAAAGATCACGCGTAGTTTTTTTAAATTACGCGTGATTATATAATAAAATCTAATTTAATGAATCAAATAGTAAAAGAGTTTAGCTTTGGAGACAAAGGTAGAGACAAAGTATTTAAAGGGGTTGAAACCCTAACGGAAGCAGTAGCCTCAACATTAGGCGGCGGCGGAGAATGCGTTATTTTTGAAAACGGCAGTGGAATACCTGTTATAACAAAAGATGGTGTTACAGTTGCTGAATTAAGTGTCTTATTAGATCCTGTAGAAAACATGGGGGCTTCACTTGTTAAGCAAGCGGCTAGAAGGACAGTTGCAGAAGCAGGTGATGGCACAACTACATCTACAGTATTAGCGCATGCAATACTAAAAGAATTTGACAAGTCAAAGGACAAGTTCACTAGCAGAGAAAAACGTGATGCTATTAATAAAGTTGTTGCTAAGGTATTACTTAATCTCGACAAGCAAGCAAAGCCAGTTAACGGTAATATGATTGATGAGGTAGCCACTATATCTACAAACAATGACCCTATATTAGGTGAATTGATTGCAGACGCATACAGGGCTGTTGATTTTACTGGTGTTGTTATGATGGAAACATCCAAGGACGGAGAAACCAGTATAGAGGTTGTAGAAGGAGTGCAATACGAAAAAGGATTTACAAATAATCATTTTGTAACAAATTCCGCTTCTAATACAGCAGAACTACTTAATCCTAAAGTATTACTTGTTGATTCAGCAATAGACACGATACGACAAATACAAACGGTACTAGAACATGTAATTAAAAATAACATACCTTTATTAATAGTAGGTGATGTTGATCCAAAAGTTGCAGCCGCTTTGGCAATGAATAAAAATAAAGGATCTATAAAAGTAAATATAGTTCCAGCGCCTACTCACGGTGTTAATAGAAAAGAAATATTTGATGACCTAGCTTTATTAACCGGAGCTACAGTTGTAAGTGAAAATTTAGGTGACGATTTAGATCTAATAGATCTTTCTTGTTTAGGTTCATGCATAAAATCTGTTTCAACCTTTAGAGATACGGTGCTTCAAATAGACGAAGAGCAATCCGAGGAAGTACAGTCAATAATTACAAACATTAAAAAAGAATTACTACACGAGTCAAACCCAGGAAAGATCATTAAACTAGAAAAAAGACTGGCAATGCTAGCGGCTAAGTTAGCGGTGGTAAAAGTAGGTGGAAATTCAGATGTGGAATTAAATGAAAAGAAAGATAGGGTAGAGGATGCAATATGCGCTACTAAAGCTGCTATCAAAGAAGGTGTGGTTGCTGGCGGAGGCATAGCGTTAATAAACGCAGCCCAAAGCATAAAGGCAAAGAATTCTGCTGAAAAATTAGTTTTAGAAGCGCTATTCTACCCATATCGTACAATAATGAAAAACGCTGGACTGGAGTTACAAAGCATCGACAAAAAGAATTGCGGTGTTAATGTGGAAACCGGGAAAATGGTTAATATGTTTAAAGCAGGAATTATAGATCCTGTACTAGTTACAAAATCAGCTTTAAAAAACGCTGCCTCAGTTGCTTCGACTATATTGTCAACTAACTGTGTTATGTCTAACGTAAGAGGATAATATGAAAGCAATAGGTAGAAACATAATAATAGAAAAATTAAAAGAAGGTATAACTGAAACTGAAGGCGGGTTGCTTTTAGCTGAAAGCCATAGGGAGGATATAAGATATGTTCAGGCTACAGTTGTATCAACGGGAAGCGAGTGTGATGGCATTAATAAAGATGATGTTATTTATTACGATAGGCATGCGGGACATAAAATAGAACTTGATAGAAAAACGTTTCATGTTATAAAAAGTAACGATGTAGTATTCGTTTTATGAGAAAGCTAACTGGTGGTGATATAAAAGATCTAGGTTTATTAAAGCACTACAGAATTATACGTAAATGGGCTTGTAAAACAAATGGCATAACAGATGCTGATTTGGAATTATTAATCTACTTCGATTGTTTAGATCAATTTAGGAAGCGCGATTTTGAAGACGGCAGCCTCACATACTCTTGGGATAATAGAAGATGGAACAAACTACTCAAAGAAGGCTGGATAGTTAAATGGCGTGGTTATAACGGGTCAGATAAAAGCTATAGCATATATAAAATAAGTTTTAAATGCAAATGCCTAATACAACAAATGTATCGTATAATGCTGGGAGAAGAAGATATACCAACCTCAACCAGACGTAATCCGGTAATGAAAAAAAAATCTTATAGCGATAAGGTATATTCTGCCGCATTCGACAAAGTTAATAATGACAAAACAAGATATTTATGAAAAATTTATTTCAAGGTACGCCGCCACCAATGCCGGCTTAATAACTACAAAACAATATATTTATGATGAACATGGCACAAATAGCAGCCTCCCCTTTTGTGGAGGATAAAGTCAACCCAGGTATAAACCCTATGTTTAACCCTGCAGGTGCATTAGCTGCTGCAACCTTACAAAATCCAGTAGCTAGAGCCGCGGAATCGGACATGCAATACAACAATGCAATTACCCCCTTCCAACAGGATCAGATAGTCGGGATAACGGGAAACAACGTGAGCAAAGCGCTATCGGTAGACCCTAACGCTCTAAATCGTATAATGTAACAACAAAATAATTATGGATCACAACAACAAAATACACCACAATAACGGAGGAGCAAGTACGCCAATTCAAGGTGAATCAGCTTTATGGGATGGACCCTTAGACCAAAGAGGTAGGCCTCACTCACCGGGCAGTTCAAGAGGGCCAAACGGGATGCAGGTATTAAAATACCCAGTACCTTATGAGTATAAGCCTATAACGGAGTGTGCTAAAAAAGGCCGTTACCATGAGGATTACCTCTAATTTTAAGAAGATGGAGCTGTATAAATTATGCTTGATATGAAATTAGAAGTTTTGAGATTTAGCTCGGATAGCGATTCTACATTAGGTATGTTATTTGACACTACCTGTGAACGTAAGTTTTTATGTTTTACTTTAGAGGATGAGTTTCGCGAAGTAAAAATACCAGGTGAAACTAGAATCCCTGCAGGAGAGTACAATGTAACCCTTCGTACAGTAGGCGGGCTTAACCAAAAATATAATGATAAATTTGGTAAAGAGTTTAATAAAGGAATGCTTTGGGTTAGAGATGTCCCTGGATTTGAATACATACTAATTCATATAGGAAATGACGACGACGACTCAGCTGGATGTCTTTTAGTAGGAGATACACAAACACAAAATATTACAAAAAGAGGATTTATAGGTTCTTCAACTGACGCGTATAAAAGAATTTACCCGCCAATAGCAGATGTTTTAGTAAACGGGGGTCAAGTTACTATAACCTACAAAGATAACACTAAAGAATAAATTATGGCAAAAGCATTTAAAGTACACAACATGTACAAGGGTACAAAGGTTAAAAAAATAACTACAATGTCTCAGCATAATAAAGCGGTTAAAGACGGTTGGAAAGAAAAAAAATCTAAAAAGTAATGGCTGTAGCAAAAAAGAAAAAAGCAGCTCCTAAGAAAAAAGGCAAAGCCCCGTCGCGTAAAAAGTCGAAAGGAAACTACGCTGCAGTAAAAAAAGGAAAAGGCACCGGCAAAAAAGCAGGTGGAGGAATGACCGCTAAAGGAGTTGCAAAGTACCGTAAAGATAATCCCGGCAGTAAGTTAAAAACTGCTGTTACAACACCACCGTCAAAACTTAAAAAAGGCAGCAAAGCAGCCAAAAGACGTAAAGCGTTTTGCGCAAGATCTAAAAGCTGGAAATCAGAAAGAGGATTAGCTGCGAGAAGAAAATGGAATTGCTAATATGAAAATAAACAAACCAAATTGCGGGTGTTTTAGTAAATACATGAAAACGCCTCAAATAGGAACTAAAGGATCTAAAGGTAGAAACGGGTGGGATGCAAAGCCTGTATTTAGAATAACTAATCCAGGTAGACGATGAAAAAAACTAAATCAAAAAAAGATGCTTGCTACTATAAAGTGAAAGGATCCTACAAAGTATTTCCATCAGCTTATGCGAGTGGTGCAATAGCCAAATGCCGTAAGAATAAAGGCAAGAAGTAATGGCTGTTCGTAAAACCGCTAAAGGCGCGTCTTTAAAAAGATGGTTTAAGGAGAAATGGACAGATGAAAAGGGTAATGCTTGTGGGTCTACAAAAAACAAGAAGACCAAGAAGTGTAGGCCATCAAAAAGAGTAAGCTCTAAAACACCTAAGACGTGGAAAGAAATGTCACCTGCTGAAAAAAGAAAAGCAGTTGCAGAAAAGAAAAGAACAGGGATGGGGAAAAGAACCTCATCATTAAAACGTAAAACCAAATCTAAAACCAAAAAAAAATGAAAAATTACGGAAAAGCAATGCCTGCTAAAAAAGCAGTTAAGAAAAAAGTAGTTAAGAAAAAGGTTTCTAAGAAAAAATGAGTAAGATAATTTCATGGCTGACCGGCGGTCTTATAAAAGAAGTGGGTAAAGTAATAGACAGTCTAACCACTACGAAGGAAGAAAAGCTTGAAATTAAAAAACAATTACAAGTTATTCTTGAAAAAGCCGAGGCTAATGCTCAAGTAGAGGTTACAGCAAGGTGGAAGTCAGACATGAGCTCTGATAGTTTTCTTTCAAAAAACATTAGGCCAATGGTATTAATATACCTGACGTTTATATTTTCTGTATTAGCATTTGCTGACGGAAATATAGGCCAATTTAAAATAGCCGAAGCATACATACCTATTTTCCAAACACTGCTAGTTACTGTTTACGGGGCATACTTCGTAGGTAGATCCTGGGAGAAAGGTAGAAAAATAATGAATAATAATAACAAATAGAGTAGCTTTACGTTATTACGCGTAATTATATAATTAATAAAAACAAAAATTATGGCATTTAAAATGACACCCGGGATTAAAGGTAATCCTTCTATGAACAGAATAAAAAATCTTGGCGCTTGCGGAGGGCCAAATCAACCACCGTGTGAACCTAGGTTTCAAAAAGAAGTAGAAGAAAAGCAAATGAAAGCTATGGATAGATCTTCTTCTTCTAGAAGCAAATCTGTTAAAGCAAAAATAAAACAGTCTCCAATAAAAGACGCTCCTGTTAAACCAGCACCAGCGCCAAAACTTCAAATTAACTTACCTAAAGGGTATGAGTTTAAAGATAAGCTTCAAAAACAAATGTTTTATGACATGTTTACACAGGCTATTGACAAGGGCAAGTATAAGACGCAGGAAGACTTAGATATGGCTATAATGACGCAACTTAAAAGAGGAGAAGGACCTGTAAAGCCAACAGATCCGGAGGGGCCTGTTGTTAAGCCACCTATTTTTGAGGGGCCTATTTTGGAGGCACCTATTAAAGGAGGGGGAGAGTTTGAAGCATCGCCTATCAAAAGTGTTATCAAAAAATAAAAATTAATAATTAACAATTAAATTAAATCAAAATGAGTAAAGTAAAAAAAATGGAAACAACCGCAAAAGCAATTACCAAAGACGAGTTAGAAAAAATAACTAAACTTCAAACAGAACTGCAATCTTATTTAGCAAACATTGGTGTGCTAGAAGTACAGAAAGCTAAAGCTATCTATCAAGTTAACATGCTCGAAAAAGATATGGACGAAGTAAAGAAGGATATTGAAGCTAATTACGGGGCAGTTAATATAAACCTTTCCGACGGAACCTACGAAGAAATAAAAGCGTAGGTTATGGATCATATTATAAGAAAGATTAGTATCGGGGCTGACTATAAAAACGAAGCAATGCATTACTCTGTTAAACAGACAGTTTACGGCGGTCACGAGATCTCTCATATATTATTCGAGAAGTCTGATAATTCTTATAATATATTTATAAAAAAGCAAGACGAGGTAATGCCATGGAAGAAGTTTAATTCTAACATGGCAATATCCGTTGAGTATGACTTGGAGTATTAATGCGGAGTATATATGATTTTATCGTAAAACCAGTCGGTAAAAGATACGATAACGAAGTAAAGGTCGGGGAGCATACCTTGGTGACGAATAGCTCTATAGAAAGTTTTAAGCATGTTAATAATATTGCTGAAGTGGTTGAAACACCTGCTGCTTTTGCAACACCAATCAAAAAAGGTGATTTGATTGTAATACACCATAACGTGTTTAGAGTGTTCTATGATATGAAAGGAACCAAAAAGAACAGCAGATCGTTTTTAAAAGATGGTTTGTTTTTTTGTGGTATTGATCAGGTATATTTGTATAAAAGAAAAAATATTTGGAAATCGTTTGGCGATAGGTGCTTTGTTGCTCCTGTTAAAAATAAAGACGTTTTAAGCAGCCAAAAAACAGCTGATCTTATTGGTATACTAAAAATAGGAAATAGCTCGTTAAAGAGCGCTGGAATCAATCCAGGAGACATAATAGGGTTTACACCTAATAGCGAATGGGAATTTGTTATAGATGATCAAATTATGTATTGTATGAAATCAAATGATATTGTTATAAAGTATGAACTCGATAGAAACGAAGAGGAGTATAATAGCCGCTGGGCGCAAGGCAATTAAAGAATTAGTAAAGGTAGCAGAGGAAAAGATCGTTGACTCAGATGAGGATATATCAGCTGACAGACTTAAAAATGCTGCCGCTACTAAAAAGCTTTGTATATTAGATGCCTTCGAAATATTAAATAGAATACAGGAAGAAGAAAGTATGATTAACGAAGCAACTAAGACTTCGGATAAACCTGTATTTAAAGGCTTTGCGGAAGGAAGATCTAAGTAATGGCTTACGAACAAGAATTATATAGTATAGTCAAAGACTATATTAGGCCTCAAGCGATTAAGAAAAAAAATCGTTACGCAAAGTGGGAATACGGTTATGATAAAGAGCATGATGTTGTTGTCATAAGTAAAACCGGTAAAATAGGGGATATATATTTGATAAGCGGAGTGCATATTGCGTTGCCGCTACTTCAAAATAAGCCTGCTAAAGGTATAAACAAATGGAAGGCGGTTGAATACCCAAAAGAATTAAGTAAAATAAAAACCGAAGCGGATTGGGTAAAATATCCAAATGCTTTTAAAGAAAAATGGCATGGGTATATTGACGAAGAGTTTAACAGGCGCGAAGAAGGCTTTTGGTTTTATAACCAGGATAAGCCTACTTACATTACTGGTACTCATTACATGTACTTGCAGTGGTCCAAGATTGACGTTGGGCAACCAGACTTTCGGGAATCAAACAGACTATTCTATCTATTCTGGGAAGCTTGCAAAGCAGACAGTAGATGCTACGGCATGTGCTACCTTAAGAACAGGCGATCGGGATTTTCTTTCATGGCTTCCGGCGAGACCGTTAACCAAGCAACAATATCTTCGGATGCTCGATTTGGTATACTGTCCAAATCTGGACCCGATGCAAAGAAGATGTTTACAGACAAAGTTGTACCAATATCGGTCAACTATCCATTCTTCTTTAAACCAATTCAGGACGGAATGGATCGTCCTAAAACAGAACTCGCATACAGAGTACCAGCCTCAAAATTCACAAGAAGGAAACTTGACGCCAACGCGGTACCAGAAGAAATCACGGGGCTTGACACCACGGTCGACTGGAAAAATACAGGAGACAACTCGTACGATGGTGAAAAACTAAAGTTACTAGTACATGACGAAAGTGGCAAATGGGAGAGACCTACGAATATACTTAACAATTGGCGAGTTACAAAAACCTGCTTAAGATTAGGTAGCCGAGTTATTGGAAAGTGCATGATGGGATCAACATCAAACGCGCTAGATAAAGGAGGTAAAAACTTCAAAAAATTATACGATAGTTCTGACGTAAAAAATAGGAACAAAAATGGTCAAACAAGAAGCGGTTTGTATAAACTGTTTATTCCAATGGAATGGAATTACGAGGGGTTCATTGACGAATATGGGTGGCCGGTATTTGAGACACCTAAAAAAGATACAAAAGGCCCCCATGGAACTTCTATTGAAGAAGGGGTTATTAATCACTGGGAAAACGAGGTAGAGGGATTAAAAGATGATCCAGATGCGCTGAACGAATATTATCGTCAATTTCCAAGAACAGAGCAACATGCGTTCCGAGATGAATCAAAACAATCTATATTTAATTTAACAAAAATATATCAGCAGATAGATTATAACGAAGAGTTGAAAAATAAAACGATGGTTACCCAAGGCAACTTTCAATGGAAAAACGGTATTAAAGATACTGAGGTAATATTTTACCCTAACAAAGACGGTAGATTTTATATAACCTGGGTGCCAGATCAACAACAACAAAACAACATAATAATAAAAAATGGTATTAAATATCCAGGAAATGAGCACATGGGTGCCTTTGGTTGTGACAGTTACGATATTAGTGGTGTCGTTGGCGGCGGCGGCTCTAACGGAGCTTTACATGGATTAACTAAATTTTCAATGGAGGACGTACCTCCTAATCATTTTTTTTTAGAATATATTGCAAGACCCTCCACTGCGGAAATGTTTTTTGAAGATGTACTTATGGCTATGGTGTTTTACGGTATGCCAATATTATGTGAAAACAACAAACCAAGACTGCTTTACTATTTAAAGCGTAGAGGGTATAGGGGCTTTAGTATTAATAGGCCGGATAAAACATATAATAAATTATCAGTGGCAGAAAGAGAAGTAGGGGGAATACCTAACTCAAGTGAAGATATTAAGCAAGCACACGCATCCGCAATTGAAACATATATAGAAGATTTCGTAGGAGAGAAAGTAGATGGTTATGGAGATGTCTATTTACAAAGAACATTGCAAGATTGGGCTAAGTTTGATATAAACAATAGAACAAAACACGATGCATCCATAAGCTCGGGGTTAGCTTTAATGGCTTGCAATAAGCACAGGTACACACCTAGAGCTGCCACGCAAAAAAAGGTGTATACTTTAGGATTTAAAAAATACAATAACGAGGGAGCTACTTCAAAAATAATATAATAAATGAATGTAAGTACAAATATTAATAGTCCATTTCCTGATCAGGTAGTAAGTGACGCTGAAAAAGCTACACTAGATTACGGATTACAAGTGTCAAGGGCTATTGAGCAGGAGTGGTTTAACTATGGCGGTGCCGGGTCAAACAGATACGCTGCTAACTGGAATAACTTTCATAACCTAAGGCTTTACGCTAGAGGAGAACAAAGCGTGCAAAAGTACAAGGATGAATTAGCTATTAATGGCGATTTGTCTTATCTTAATTTAGACTGGAAGCCAGTCCCGATACTTTCAAAATTTTCAAATATTGTTGCTAACGGTATTACACAAAAGCAATACGATATAACGTCTTACGCGCAAGATCCTCAGTCTTTAAAGAAAAGGACTGATTATGCCGAAGCTATAGCTTTTGATATGCAAACAAAAGACGCTAGAGCCATAGCTAATGAGATCATCTCTAATGACATGAGCAGGTCCGAAATATCTGAAAGCAATTTACCTGATTCTATGGAGGAAAGAGACCTCCACATGCAACTAGCCTACAAACCTGCTATAGAAATAGCTGAAGAAGAGGCTATAAATACTGTGCTAGCAACTAATGAATATGATTTAACCCGGGCTAGGGTAAACCAGGATTTAGTTAATATTGGGATAGGGATAACTAAAACATCGTTTAACCCAGCTGAAGGAATAGTTGTTGATTACGTTGACCCGGCTTATTGTGTATGGTCTTACACTGAAGATCCTAATTTTGAAGATATATATTACGTAGGAGAAGTTAAATCTATAACTATACCTGAGCTTAAAAAAGAATTTCCTTATATATCTGATAAAGAATTAGAGCGTATTCAAAAGTTTCCAGGAAATCGCAGAATGATTCGCGGCTTTGAAAATTACGATTATAATACTGTTCAAATATTATACTTTGAGTATAAAACATATACTGACCAAGTATTTAAAATAAAGAAAACGGATAATGGCCTAGAAAAAGCTATTGAAAAAACCGATCAGTTTAATCCTCCACCAAATGATAATTTTGATAGAGTAGCGAGGTCAATAGAGGTATTATACGAAGGAGCTAAAGTAGTTGGCACTGATATTATGCTTAAATGGGAAATGTCTGAAAATATGACTAGGCCACTAGCGGATACCACGAGAGTTGAAATGAGTTATTCAATGTCTGCCCCTAGAATGTACAAAGGTGTTATACAATCGCTTATAAGTAAGTGTATTGGGTTTGCTGATGTCATTCAATTAACACATCTTAAAATGCAGCAAGTATTATCAAGAATGGTTCCTGACGGAGTATTTTTAGATGTAGATGGGTTAGCGGAAGTTGATTTAGGTAATGGAACAAATTACAATCCACAGGAGGCATTAAATATGTATTTCCAAACCGGTTCGGTTGTTGGTAGATCAATGACACAGGAAGGGGATATGAATAGGGGTAAAGTCCCTATACAGGAATTATCTAGTTCTTCGGGTATTGGTAAAATGCAGTCTTTAATTACCGCATACAACTACAACATGCAAATGATTAGAGACGTAACCGGGTTAAACGAAGCTCGAGACGGAGCAATGCCTAACCCTGATGCTTTGGTCGGATTACAAAAAATGGCGGCAAATGCCTCAAACACAGCCACCAAGCATATACAAGATGCAAGTATACAATTAACATTAAGCACTTGTGAAAATATATCTC